CACGATGACTTGCCAGACTCACTCAGTTATCTTGACCAGTTAGCGGTCACTTCCTACTTTGAGGGAGATGAAGATGAAGACTGGCAACCTTTAGATGTTATAGCGGGGTTTTAAATGGATGAAGAACTAGGACAGAGCGACTTTGTTGAACCTACGGAGTCTGACAAGGAACTGGTTTCCTTTGTTATTGACCATTGCGACCGCTGGCGTGACTACCGAGATAGCAATTACCTTGACGCTTGGCTAGAGTACGAGCGCATTTTCCGTGGTGAATGGGCGGCAGAGGACGCTAGTCGTGAATCTGAGCGTAGCCGACTGATAACGCCTGGCACTCAACAAGCAGTTGAAACCCGTCATGCTGAAATTATTGAAGCAATCTTTGGTCAAGGCGAATACTTTGACATCAAAGATGACATCCAAGACATTGATGGCAATCCTATGGATGTGGGCAAACTCCGTGAGCAACTCATGGAAGATTTCTCTAAAGACAAGGTTCGCAAGTCTATTGACCAAATTGTTTTGATGGCAGAAATCTATGGTTCTGGCATAGGCGAAATCATTGTCAAGACTGAAAAAGAATACTATCCATCGACTCAGCCAATCCCAGGCCAAATGAATCAAGCCGCCATTGGCGTGATGGAAAAAGACCGCATCTCTGTGCGGATTAACCCAGTCAACCCTAAGAACTTTTTATTTGACCCTAACGGGACAAGTATTGATGACTGTTTAGGCGTTGCTGTGGAGAAGTTTGTCTCCATGCACAAGATTGTCCAAGGCATTGAGGCTGGTGTTTACCGCAAAGTAGACATCAACACTGATCCTGATGATGCTGACTTAGAGCCCACCCAAGAATCTACACAGTTCAAGGACAACAAGGTTCGCCTGATGACCTACTATGGTCTTGTCCCACGGGAATACTTGAACAACCTTGAAGAACAGAAAGATATTGTTGACCTGTTCCCTGAAAATAGCGAAGCAGATACCTATACCGACTTGGTAGAGGCTATTGTGGTTATTGCCAATGACTCATTGTTGTTGAAAGCAGAGCCAACTCCTTACATGATGAAGGATCGACCGATTCTTTCTTATCAAGCAGATACAGTTCCTAACCGAGTTATGGGTCGTGGCACAGTAGAGAAAGCCTACAACATGCAAAAGGCAATGGATGCACAAATCCGTAGCCACCTAGACTCTCTAGCCCTGACAACTAGCCCCATGATTGCTATGGACGCTACCCGCCTACCAAGGGGTGCTAAGTTTGAGGTAAAGCCAGGTAAGGCAATCCTTACCAATGGCGCACCTTCTGAGATTTTGATGCCATTTAAGTTTGGCACAACTGACCAAGGCAATATCCAAACTGCTACTGCTTTCCAAACGATGCTATTACAGGCTACTGGTACGCTAGACTCACAAGGTTTAGTCTCTGCCGTAGCCCGTGATGGTGGTCAAGGCGGTATGTCGATGGCAATTGCTTCGATTATCAAGAAGTACAAACGCACTTTGGTGAACTTTCAAGAAGATTTCTTGATGCCGTTTGTCAAGAAAGCGGCTTTCCGCTATATGCAGTTTGACCCAGAGCGTTATCCCTCTGTGGACATGAACTTTATTCCTACGGCTACGCTTGGCATCATTGCCCGTGAGTACGAACAACAGCAGTTCATTGGTCTATTGCAGACGCTTGGGCCAAATACCCCTGTCATGCCATTGATCTTGAAGGGCATTGTGGGCAACAGTTCATTTACTAACCGCTATGAACTCATGGATGCGTTGCAAAAGATGTCTGCACCTGATCCACAAGCGCAACAAATGCAACAAGCACAGCAACAATTGGCTCTGCAAGCGGCACAAGCGCAGATTGCGGTCAATACGACTCAGGCAGAACAGAATCGTGCTGAAGCAACCAAGACAATGGTTGAGGCGCAGTTGATGCCACAAGAGGTACAAGCCAAAGTAACTAACTCAATGACTCAAAACCTGCCTAATTCTGATGAAGCGGCAAGCCGTGAGTTTGATAAACGAGTTAAGATTGCGGAATTGATGCTTAAAGAAGCAGACATCAAGAACAAATCCAAGATTGTTGAGTTGCAAATGGCTGATAAGAACAACAAAGTGCAGGGAATGGAGCAAGACTTTCTTGACCAACTGACTAAACAACTATCTTCAACCCCTCAGAAGGGTGCGTAATGGATATTGAAAGCCTAGCCAAGGAGTTAATCCTTAAAAACATGAATCCTGAACAGCAATTGGCTGTTTTGGAGGGGATTAAGACTTCTGTTGCACAAGCCAAAGAGGTTCAAAAGCAACGCATTGGTGAAAATGTAGGTTTAGTAGTCGATGCCCTGAAAAAGATTGAATCCGACATCCGTTCTCGCTTTGATGAAGTAGGAACTGCCATTGAACACCGAGTTAACGCCATTAAAGATGGACGTGATGGCATAAATGGACAGGACGGCAAGAATGGTAAAGACGGACTTAACGGAAAGCAAGGCGTTCAGGGAATTAAAGGTAAAGATGGACGAGATGGGCGTGATGGAACGGACGGGGTTGATGGTATTAGTGTCACCTCTGCTCATATCGATTTCGATGGTAGCCTTATTATTGGCTTGTCTAGTGGTGTTGAACTCAATGTTGGTGAAGTGCTTGCTCCTAGCCTTGCAGAATCCATCAAAGTTATTACTAATGGTGGTGGCACTTCTCAGTCTGTTCTTGATACCCTAGCCTCCCTACAAACTCAGATAACAAACCTGATTCCTAGTCAAACTGGGAACTCAGGTAAGTACCTAACCACCAATGGAACGGCTCTTTCTTGGGCTTCTGTCGTTGGCGGACTAAGTTACAAAGGTACTTGGAACGCATCTACCAATAGTCCTACATTGGCTAGTAGTGTCGGAACAAATGGTTTCTACTACATCGTAGGAACAGCAGGTTCTACCAACTTAAACGGCATAACTGATTGGCAAATTGGCGATTGGTTGATGTACAACGGAACAGTCTGGCAAAAGATTGACCAAACAAACTCAGTTACTTCTGTTAATGGACAAACTGGTGCAGTATCAGTAGGAACTGTTACTTCTGTATCTGCTTTAACACTAGGGACAACAGGAACTGATTTAAGTTCTACTGTTGCCAATGGAACTACAACTCCAACAATTACTTTAAATGTTCCTACGGCTTCTGCAACAAATCGTGGTGTATTAAGTTCTGCTGATTGGACAACATTTAACAATAAGGGTTCTGGAACTGTTACTTCTGTAAGCGGAACAACAGGAAGAATTACTTCAACTGGTGGAACTACTCCTGTTCTTGATTTAACAAGTGGAGTGGCAACGGCTGGAACAACTGGTTCATCAACACTAATTCCTGTAATTACCATAGATACTTATGGTCGAGTTACAGGCATCACAACCGCATCCAATCCACAAGGAACAGTTACTTCTGTAACAGGAACTTCTCCAGTAGTCTCAAGTGGTGGCGCAACTCCTACTATCAGCCTAGCAAGTGGTTATGGTGATACGCTAAACCCTTATGCATCCAAGACTGCTAACTATGTCTTAGCCTCACCCAACGGATCGGCTGGCGCACCAACATTCAGAGCATTGGTAGCAAGTGATATACCAACTCTTAATCAGAATACAACTGGAACAGCAAGTAATGTTACTGGTACTGTGGCGATTGCTAATGGTGGTACAGGCGCTACAACTGCATCTGCCGCATTAACTGCATTAGGTGCATATCCTTCAAGCAATCCTTCTGGATATACAAATAATACAGGCACAGTAACAAGTGTTGGTGGTACGGGAACAGTCAGTGGTTTAACTTTAACTGGAACTGTTACTACAAGTGGTAATTTAACCCTTGGTGGTGCAATAACAGGTTTTGCTACAAGTGGTGCAAATACTAATTTAACTTCTGTTGCATTGACAACAGGAACAATATCAACAGCACCAAGTTCAAGCACAGACATTGTTAACAAGTCTTATGCAGATTCTATTGCAAGCGGAGTTAATTTTCATTCGGCTTGTAACTATGCAACAACTGCGGCATTGGCGACTAATACCTATAACAATGGCTCTAGTGGTGTAGGTGCTACTCTTACTGCGGTAGCAGTAGGAACTTTAACAATTGATGGTTATGCCTTAGTTGTTGGTGATGTAGGTAAGCGTTTGCTTATTAAAAATGAGGTCACTCAAGCCAACAACGGAGTTTATACACTAACGCAAGCAGGTACAGCAGTATTACCATATATATTGACTAGAGCAACCGACTACGATACAAGTGGCTCTGGAACTAATGAAGTAGATCAAGGCGATATGATGTTAGTGCTATCAGGCACAACAAATGGTAATACTTCTTGGGTTCAACAAACAGCATTACCAATAACTATTGGTACAACAGCATTGGTATTTTTGCAGTTTGCGGCTATTCAGATCTATACGGCTGGAACTGGTTTAAGTTTATCTACCAATCAGTTTTCAATAACTAACGTAGGAACAGCCAATACTTATGGTTCTGCTACCCAAACACCAGTATTAACAACAAACGCACAAGGGCAAGTTACTGCTGTAACCAACACCACGATTACGCCTGCGATTGGTTCTGTAACTGGTTTAGGTACTGGCATTTCTACTTTCTTAGGAACTCCAACAAGTGCCAACTTAGCAACCGCAGTAACTGATGAAACAGGTTCTGGTTCTTTAGTATTTGCTACAAGTCCTACTTTGGTAACTCCTATCCTTGGAACGCCACAATCAGCAAACTTCAGCACAGGAACATTTACTTGGCCTACCTTTAATCAAAATACAACTGGAACTGCGGCAAACATAACTGCGTCTAGCAATTCAACTCTTACCACGCTAAGTTCTTTAAGTTTGCCAGGCTCTCAGGTATCTGGAAATATATCTGGAAACGCCGCAAACGTCACAGGAACAGTAGCAGTAGCAAATGGTGGAACTGGATTAACAACTACACCCGCAAATGGTGCTTTAGACATAGGAAATGGAACAGGATTTACAAGAACGACATTAACAGGAACTGCAAGTCAAGTTGCTGTTACAAATGCCTCTGGTTCTATTACTTTAAGCCTTCCATCAACAATAAATGTCAATACAAGTGGTTCTGCCGCATCGTTGTCAGCAACATTGGCTATTGCGTCAGGTGGAACTGGTCAAACAACTGCTAGTGCCGCTTTTAATGCTCTATCTCCAGTAACTTCAACTGGTGACTTGATTATTGGTAATGGAGTTAATAGCGCAACAAGATTGGCTATTGGTACAAATGGTTATGTTTTAACTTCTAACGGAACTACTGCTTCATGGGCGGCGGCTAGTGGTGGTGGTGCAACCATTACCAACGACACGACTACTTCAACAAACGTATATCCATTGTTTGCGGCGGCTACTTCTGGTAGTCTTACAACTGTTTATACTGGTAATGCAAAATATTTATATAAACCAAGCACAGGCGAATTAACTGCGCCAGTTCAAATTGCAAGCAATGGTTTACAAGTAAATAGCCAAACAGTCAGCGTAAGTTATACGATAGCAAGTGGAAATAGTGCAACAAGTGCTGGCCCAATCACATTGTCTAGCGGTGTTACAGTAACTATCTCTAGCGGTAGTCGCTGGGTAGTTTTGTAAGGAATAAAGATGCCATACGGATCAGTTTTATCGGATGTAGTGCAGTCAAGTGTGACTGGCTCGCCTCCGCAGTTTAATGATGGTGCTGGTACGCAAACTGGTACGCTTTGCCGTGCTTGGGTGAACTATAACGGTTCAACTCAAGTTGTAACAGCCTCATTTAATGTTAGTAGTGTTACCAGAAACAGCACTGGTAACTATACAGTCAACATGACTAACGCTTTATCTGACGCAAAGTATGCTATTTCTTTTGGGATGAACTCTGGAACAGATGGAAGTTTTGTTAAGTTAGGGACAAGTGGCGGTGGCGCGTCTACGCCAACGACTTCATCATTTGTTGTTATAACTACAAACTATGCGGCAACATATACAGATTACATTTTTTATGCTTCTATCTTCCGCTAAAGGCATACCATGACCACCACCATAAACGCATCAACATCAACTGGTCTGGTTAGTACGGCAGACACTAGCGGAATTATTAAACTCCAATCAAATGGCGTGACCACCAATGCTTTGGCTTGGGTTCAATTTGCGGGTGCAAGTGGAACAATAGCATCTTCTTATAATGTTTCTAGTGTTACTAGAACAGGAACAGGGCAATTCACAGTTAATTTTTCTAGTGCGTTAACAGATAATAAATATACAGTTACAGGCAGTTGCGCTGGAGGAAATAATACTGGCGGGACAATGGTTTGCAATTATCAGGGAGTTCCAACAACATCCCTTTGTTATGTTTCAACATATAGTTTTACTCCTGCTCTTGTTGATTTTGCTTATTCATCAGTTCAAATATTTGGAAACTAAGGAAACAAAATGGGACAAATAATCATATTCACAAACGAAAATGGCGGTGTAAGCGTATGCGTGCCCACAGGCGAACTTGACATCCAAGCAGTCAAGGCTAAAGACACGCCAAGCAACTCCATCATTGTTCAAGACTCAGAACTGCCCCAAGCAGATAACGATTTCTTTGACGCATGGGAACTGAGCAATGGCACAGTATCAGTCAATCTGACCAAAGCCAAAGCAATGACAAAGACAAGATTACGCAGAGAGCGTGAGCCTTTGTTGGCGGCACAAGATGTATTGTTCCAACGGGCGCAAGAATCTAATTCTGATACAACGGCTATCGTGGCTGAAAAGAACCGCCTACGCAATATTACTAATGGTGCTGATTCTTGCACAACAACTGCACAACTTCGTGCGTTGAAGGTGAATTGAAATGACAATGGTTATTGATGGTTCAGTTGGTATTACTTTTCCTGATTCTTCTATTCAAACAATAGCAGGAGGATATGGTTTTAAGAATCGTTTTATAAACGGCTCAGTGTCAATAGACCAAAGAAATGCAGGGGCTAGCCAAACATTTACTGCTGGAGGCGCATTAGCCTATTCTGTTGACAGGTGGTATGGCTACTGTACAGGAGCAAATATTTCAGGACAGCAAATTGCTGGTGCATATACATCATCTCAATATCGGTATCAGTTTACTGGTGCGGCAAGTGTTACTGCTATTGGTTTTGGTCAACGCATAGAGGCTAAAAACTGTTTTGATTTGGCTAATACAACAGCAACATTGTCTTGTTATATTTCAAACTCGTTGTTAACAACTGTTACATGGACAGCATATTACGCAACATCAACAGATTCATTTGGAACATTAGCAAGTCCAACAAGAACGCAAATATCAACAGGCACATTTACTGTAACAAGCACAAGAACTCAATATTCAGCCAGCATTTCTGTTCCAAGTGCGGCTACAACAGGCATTGAAATTGTATTTACAGTTGGTTCTCAAACAAGTGGGACTTGGATTATTGATAGCGTACAACTAGAAAAAGGTAGTACCGCAACATCGTTTGACTATCGGCCTTATGGAACTGAGTTGGTGTTATGTCAGAGGTATTATCATAAGAGTTATCCACAAGGCACTGTTCCAGCAGATAGCGCGGCAGGGGCGGCCTACGGAATGGGTGCGTCAGTTGTTGCTGACGCAAATTCAGTATATTCTCCAAGTATTCCATATCCTGTTTGCATGAGAGCAACACCTACATTTACTTTTTATAGAACACCAAATAGCGCAACTTCTGGTCAGGGTGCTGTTTACACTGGGGCGTGGCAAACTGGAACAAGCACAGCACTTAACGCTTCTTCAGATAATAGATTTTCTATTTATGTTGCTAAAACAAGTGTATTTACAGCGGGTTATTCATATCTTTTAGAGTATGCGTATTCAGCAACTTCAGAGTTATAAATGTATAAACTAATAAAAACCCCTTTTACAAACGAAACGACACAAGTCCAACGAACAATGGATAAAGCATTTATCCCATTTGACCCCGCTAACACAGACTACCAAGCCTATTTAACGTGGGTGGCTGAAGGCAACACGCCTCAATCGGCAGATTAAGACATGACCCCAGAACTACAAAAGTACTATGAGGAGCGTTTTTCCACTATGGCGACAGAGGGGTGGAAGGACTTAATGGAAGATATTGACAATATGATAAATTCGTTGAACAATATCAGTACAATCCCTGATGAAAAAAGCCTACAATTCAAAAAAGGCGAACTTTCTATCCTAACGTGGCTAAAAACCCTTAAACAGGTCAGCACTCAAGCGTATGAGGAATTGAATGAAAAGAATGTATGAATTTGTCTGCGTATGTGGACAGCGCATTGAAAAACTAACTGATTATGAGACAGGTAGTATTCAGTGTGGAGATTGTGGGTCACAAGCCTATAAAACAATCTCTGCTCCTGCCTTTAGGTTGGAAGGGTGGTCTGGACATTTCCCGTCATCGCACGCGAAATTTGAAAAGAGCCACTTGGACAAACTGAAGTCTGAGCAAAAAGCGAACTCATAAACAAATGTTGTCGAGTTCATGTGTATCTCCTAGAACCCATTAGTGGCAGGAAAAGGAAACAGTATGTTGATAGACCAAGAAGACGAGATGCCTAGCGAGTTAGAGGCAGAACAAGCGAAGATTGAAGACAATTTTGCGGTAGAAGATTCTAAGATTCCTGAAAAATATAGGAATAAATCATTAGATGACGTTATCAAGATGCACCAAGAGGTTGAAAAACTGGTTGGTCGTCAAGCACAAGAAGTCGGAGA